TGAAACAATAACATCCTCAATAATAGAACCACGGTTACCCATCACGGTACCACGAACACATAAAATATAAGTGTTGCCTTTACTCCATAATTCCCAAGCATTATCAAATCGACCAAATCCATTACGAGTAGGATCATCACCTTTGCGAGAATCGTGTTCAATTAAATAACCAGTAACTTGACCTCTAAAAGTTGAATTTAAACTGTTGTCGTAATCATCTTGACTGTTTAGTTCAATTGTTGCTTCTAGTGCAGCACGAGCTTCTTGAACATCAAAATTATTAGTGACATTATTGATATATACATCTTTTTGTAATGTATTATCAGGTATAAGAATGTCTATTGGTTGTGAAGCGCAACCACTCAACAACACAAAAGATGAAATTAATAATAGTTTCTTCATTTATCTTCCAGCATTAACATTAGGTGAACCTTGAACAACAACCGCTCTATCGGAATACCTATCACCCTTTGATTTTGTTTATCATATAATGAAAATTTCTTCATATTTAACTTCCAGAAAAAACGTCACCGGATGCAGCGGCTACAATATCACCGTCTGCTATAGGATCACCAATTCTAGCAACAGCTATACCATTTACAAATGTGGTACTACTTCCTCTAATTATTTCTCTCTGCACACCCGCATGGGTTACTCGACCTGAAGTGTGTGGTGCCAATATTGACCCCACTAATGCTACTGGTTTACCATTAACAAAAACGTTAGTGGAACAATTAGAAATAATCGGCGTTGGTGGAAAACTGCCGTGTCCTGCTGAATTATCACCCAATCTTGCTATGCCTGGCATTTTTATCCTTTAAATATATGATTTAAGTGCAGCTGCGCCTACATCGTAATTAAATTGAACACTTTGAGTTACATATTCTATTATATTTGATTGTGGTTCAGTATTTGCATCTATTATTACTTTATAATTATATATGATTTGAGAAATGCCGGAAGGCACATAAGCAATAACTTGTTTACCTTGTGGAATATCACCAAATGATCCTACGGTTACAGGAGCTTCTATTTTATCTGAACTTCCCCTTGTAATATATTTAATCGTTGCTCCTGGAAATACACTAATAGGATATAAACCTGTTACCGTTACAGCACCAGTAACATTTGAAAATTGAACATTGATTGAACTAGGTAAAGCAGAATCACTAGTTACTGCAATGATATTTGCAGCATCACCTGTATTGTCATCAGTTATTGTAACTGTTGATGTGAAAGGCGTTGCAACTACAACTTGAGAAAATGTTGGTGGCGTTATTGACATTTAGTTCATTTTAAATGAATTACTTCTGCTCGTTATAAAACTTAATTGCTTTTACCAAACCAGGAATATGGTCTGCTGTTTTTTGTTTAAACAATAATGGTTGTTCATTTTCTACTGCCATGATAATAACTAAGTTATCAATTGGCATACCAATCATTTCTTCATACATCAAAGCATAGGCTGCTGTTTGCCAGAAATAATCTTCAATTTGGCCTTGGTCTTTAATCTTTTTTGATGTCTTAAAATCAATTACAGATAATACACCATCAAACTCACCAATACAATCTACACGACCTGCCATACCTAATTGTTTTGACCATAATGCACACTCTTGGTAATGAATGTTATTGATTCTATTTAACAATGGTTTGAGGGATAAAAACATCTCCTTGGCATCAGGCATAATATCACCCAACTCATCATTATTCAGGTATCGTTCACAGAGGGTGTGAACATTGGTGCCACGACCAGTAGCTTGTTTAGATATACGATTAGCTTCCGCCTCACCAACTCTTTTACGCCATTTCATGATGGCGTCTTTCTTTTGGGCGCCAAGCACAGTAGTCACAGAAGGTAAACGTGTACCATCTTCTAAAGTATAATATCTTTTTCCGTCAGGAAAAGTTTCTGATTTTAAATCAGCAAGTGTTTTTGGTGGACAAAAATTAAACATAATGTAAACAGCTCTTTCTATTCTTTATCTTCTATTTTTAACTTAGCTAATATATATTCTTTAACGAGAGAACTCCATACATTTACGAAATAATATTGTCCTCAACTTGTAATTTAGCTAAAATATATTCACGAACAAGGCTTGAACGAACAATATCATCAGCAGTAAACTCAATCTTTGTGAAAGAACTCATGTGCATAGCAATATCAAAAAACTTTAATATGCCAGACATATCATTTTTACGTTTGTTTAAGTCAGTCTGTCGGTAATCACCACACCACAGAATCTTAGACCTGTAACCAACCCGTGTCATTACAGTATCAATTTCTTCAAAGGTTAAATTCTGCATCTCATCAACAATAATAATGGCGTCATCAAATGACATACCACGAATAAATGAGGTAGAGATAAACTCAATGTGTCCTTGTTCAGTTAACCTTTGGTAAGCATCTTTGCGGCCAAATAATGTATCACAAATTTGTTGATATGGTTGTTGAAAGATTTCCATCTTTTCATTCACATCACCTGGTAAGTGGCCAATCTCTCTTGATTGAACTGCTGACCTTACAACAATAATCTTGTTGAATGGATTAGACTTATCCAATACTTCTTCTAGTGCCTTATACATCGCACAAAATGTTTTACCTGTACCGGCTACACCATGTAACGCAACAAAGTAATCACCTTGTTTGTAAGCATCAAAGAATTTCTTTTGATTATCTGTTAATGGTTGAAATGTTTTTAAATCATCTATTCTTATTTTTAAGGCATTTGTGTGTTGTGTCTGCCTTGGGTCTTTTGATTCTTTCTCATGTGGATTAAACTGAACTTCTGGTGCAATCTTCTTTCTGGCTACCATGTGGATCCTTGAGTTGTTATTATTATTGTATTACCACTCCCTTGGTGCTTTGGTCTTGTGGCCATCTTTGATGGTATTTTGACCAACCTGTTCTTTCATTCGGCCAATAACATACTTCTCAAATGTACTATCTGCTCTACCCATTCCAGGAACAGATAAACGAGTACCATCCGAATAAACTGGATAGTTTTCGGCAAATATGTGCATCTCTAAATGAGGATTATCAACCTTGAACTGGTCTAAAACCGTATAGGACATACGGTGTTCTTCTACTTCATTAGTATTTTTATTTACAAAAGTATATGTTGGCATTAATAAGTTAATCCTAGTTCTTGGTTGGTGTTGTGTAACTTTTGCATTAGCATTTCATTTAACCATTGCGGTCTATTTCTACTATTTATCTTTCCTTTCCATGACCAAAGGTGTTGTTTGTTCATAGAATAATAGTTATGGTAAGATTTCAAAGGGTCACCTGGTACCTTACATTCGTCAGGCATAGCAGGTGTAGGACCGGTAAATGGTTTATCAGCAATATTTTTAGGGAAATTATTCTTGAGTGTTTGCATCAGGCCACTAGATTCTACTTTGTGGATTTTACCATAACGATAGGTATACTCTTTGCAACATTCTTCTAGAAGCTCAGCAAGCCACATATAATTAGCAACAGACTGACGAGCCCAAATAGCGGAAGGATGAGATATATGAGTAGCAGAATAAAGAGTAAGTTCACGGCCATCAGGAAGAATCCAGCGTTTTACATTACGACCAGTTTTAGATTTTACAGTCACTTCTTGCCCATCTAATACACGGTGTGCTGTAGATAAAAGCTGGGAATACTCTAAAATCATTTTTATGCAATGCGTATCTACATGCATTTGAGCACACTTTTGGGGGTTTTTGTCAAGATAAAATATATTCATAATGTAATTATACTACTTTCAAAGTTAAATGTCAATACTTCCAATCTTTACAGTAACCATGCTTCTTCAACTTAGCCAGACCTTTTTCACACCTCTCACCAATGTCGGTACGGTATTGAGGATCGTTACCTAACTTTACCATTTTGACGTGCTTGTATGCCATATCTTTGGCTTCACTAATACTCTTACCTGTACCTGTTAATACAACAATGTATGACCCTGCGGTACCAAGTTCGGGAATATTTTCACATAATTCGCCATCAATCATCTTAACTGTGCTTGATAATTTCATCTCACATGGATGTAAATTCTTAGCAGGAATATCATCAGTCAATACAGGGAAATCCAAATATTCTTCTTCGTCTTTCTTATTGAATGGGAAATCAGAATTGGCCATAACAACACCAACACAAGTTTCGTATTCAACTTCTAATGTATTCTTGCCTTGTACGCAATCTAACATCCATTGTGCAGGATCATCATTCTTCATTAGAGGTTGCATAATGTTCCACATTGGATAACCAGGTCGTGCGGTCCATTCCATTGGCCATGGTGTACCATCTTTTTCATCAATGATACAATTCATGTCTAACATACCAACATAACCAATCTTCTTCAATTCTTTTTCCATTGGTTTCATTAGAATGTCAGCAATCTTGGAGTTCTTAGTGTAACGAGTAACAGTACCCATTTCACCTGTGTTTACACCAAGGTCACCATTCATTTGCTTCTTGAATTCCCAACCTTCACACCAGAAATCCATCCAACCGGCAGGACCGAATATACCTGTGCAGGCAATTTCTGTACCGGCTTTGAATTCTTGGAGAATGAAATAAGGAGCTTGCTTTGATTTCTCTTTACGCTTCATTAAGAAGCCAATTAAGTCTGCTTCATCTTTGGCAACATAAGAGAGAGTTTTATCTTCTTCTTCACCGCATGGTTTACAAACATAACGCTTTGGGTTCTCTTTAACGAACTTAATAGCAGCATCATAGTTCTTGAATTCGTGGGAAGGAATAATTGGACCTCTAAATGCTTTGATAACATTTTGACCATACATACGGTCTAATTCTAACTTGGCGGCCTTTTTACCTGGTCCAAATACTGGATATCCTTGGTCAATTAACTTTTGAATATCGTCCATGAACTCAAGGTTATCTGCACTAAAAATTAGGTCAGCAACCTTCACATATTGTTTCCAGTTGGTAATTTTATCTACCAAACCTTGGCCAATATGTGAGGAACGAGAACCTTTTGTATAGAGTTTGACTGTATGGCCTGCTGCCAAACAACGGAGGCACCAATCAAGAGTGAGACCTGAAGGGTCGATGACTAGAATAAACATGGGATTCCTATAAAAGGTTAAAGATTATCCTCTTATTTATTCTTTGTTTTTGTTGATATTAACTGTGTAACCATCGGCCAAACCAATTGTATCTGACATATTTACATTGTTAACAACAAAGGTCTCATTTTCATAATTTTTACCAAACAAATTTTTCGTAAATTCATCTAAATCTTCTGAAATGTCCAAATTAACATCTCTTTCAGTAGTTAAATATTTTCCACCATCAAGATAACCTGATTTCCGTAAGAAATTGGACATATTTCCAAGAATAAAGACCAAATCATCTGTTTCAAATTCTTGAATAATTTTAGAGGCACCTCCAAATGGAATGGCCTCATCTTCACAAATTAATTTAAACTTACTCATAGTTTTGGAATATCTAAAATGTCAGCAACAGGAGGTTTCTCTTTAGCAATACCTTTAGTGGTACGACCATGTAATTTGGCAATATCTTCAGATGATACTGTTTGCATAGCAAATTGTTTGAATTGGTCGTAACCGTTTTTTACGGCCATAACTCGGCGGCCACCAACAGCAGCGGAATCTGAAAAAGCCAATTCGCAACCACCAGTTCTCAACGGAGCAATTTCCATTACAGAATCCAAATTAATAATAATTGGACAACCTTTCAATACATCATCTACTTCAACAAAAATACTCATTATGCTTCTCCTTTAGGTTCACGAATTTTGGCCAACTTGGCATTTTTTTCAGCAACTTCTGCTTGTATTAACATTTTTTTCCATTGGCCACGTTTTTCTGTGGTTAACACAGCAAGTGCCCGTTTGGAGGTTTTACTTAGGCGAAAATCTTTATTGGTCATTTTTTATCACAATCTTCAACTTTAACCAAATAAACGGTGCTGCCGTTATAAGGTCTTACAAAAAAACATTCACCTTTATTAGACCACAACAAATGATTCTGAATTGAACCTTTGAACTCTTTAAGTTCTGGTGGATTAATAAAGCTATTGACGAAATTAAAAGCACAAACGCCAACAAAGAAACAAGCAAAAATAAAAAATAAATTTTGCTTAATATAAGCAATTAATTTAGAAACCATGTAACATACCTTTCATGTGTAATACTAATATTATAACACCACCAAAAACAATAAGCAATAGGTAAAGACCTAACTTTACCATTTCTTCTTTGTAGTATCCAATTTCAAGTTCAATCATATCCCGCTGACCCAATAGCATTGGTTGGCATTCATCTTCACCACCCATCATTCTGATGGTATCTTTGGTCATAGCTAAACGCTTCTTAGCAATATAGTAGTTGTAAACTGATATCATTTTAATCCCATAAATTTTTATAATAACAACCAAATAATCTAAA